TAAACTTCCACACCAAACATCTTCAGTTGTTCATTTATTAAATCCTGAACAAGATTCTGTTCTCCTTTAGATCCGTGGAGGAAAAATGGGTTAAGTGCCATGATCTTAACCTATCATATCTAATGGTGGCAATTCGTGAGTAGAAGACATCTTTTCAAGAATAGCATCTATTTCTTTCTGCCCATCATCTTGTATTTGCCTTCCGTTCATCTCAATACCACCTGGTAATTTAACTCCTTGGAACTTACTTAAGTTAATACCCCATTGCTTCTTAATAAGAGCAGTTAAATAAGGTTTTAAAAATCTATCATTCCAAATCTGATCAGAAGTAGCAGGATCAAGTGCCCTATAACAATCTAAAATTAGATAGTTACCTGGAACCTGTGTTCTCCAATCAATATCAACATAAAGTCTATCTTCTCTCTGGTTATATCTTATTTGTTTTTGTGTTGATAATAACCAATCTAAATCTTCAAGATAACTCTTAGTCATCGAATATGTTAATAATTCAGTTGATCCCAAATAATAAATGTCATTTAAGAATAACTGATACTTGATACTGAACATTCCAGCAGAAAGTCCACCACCACCTTCAAATTTAAAAATCTTTGATACACCCATAACTGAGGGTGGAACCTTTATGTAATTGCCATTCTCATACCAATTAAAAGTCACATTCCCTTGACCAGGAATATTATCTGTTACAGAAGTAGTAGCAATACCAACTTTACCTCCTTCATGTGGATATTCAACAGTACCTCTGTCTATATCCTCTTGAGTTATTTTATACTTTAAAAATGCTTGAGTAGTACCATCGAAGTGACGTTCGTGGAATAATTGAATAGCATCATCTACCAGATCGTCAATCTGCTCTTCTGCAACATTGACCTCCAATACAGGAGCTCCAAGTTGCCTCTTACAGTAATCTATTAATCCTTGGCGAGTGCTTGGTTTTGCCATCTTACTTATCTAAAAGTTGTCCTAACATAGATTTAATATCACTTAGATCGGACTTAAGATCTTGAATATCATCTTCAAGATCTTTTACCTTATCTATCTCTTTTGATTTTGCTCTTTTTAAGGCAAGATACTGTTCATGTCCTTTTTTATCGTTATTGATAATGGCATTGGTCTTAGTATCTCTTACGAGATAACTATGACCTTCAACCTTTAAAAAACGTGGATTGTACATAATTATGCTAGTGCTATTGCCCTTAAATCACGTATCCTTGGTGGATATGCTTGATCTGTTCCAGTTCCAACAATCTTAATACTGAAGTATCTAAACTCAGGAAGATCGTCGATACTAAATTCATAATCTGTGAATGGAAGATCATCACTACCATGAGCAAGAATATCCGTCTTAGGAATCCTCTTATCAGGTAGTCCACTGTTCTTAGCAATATCTTTGATTGCACCATTGACATCCAAATTATCATATCCAGGGAATGGATAGTAAATTGGGTCTGATTCTAAATCATTTGATATTGAATAGAAGCATCTCAGATCACTAGAAGTATTAGTATACGCTGCCATTAAGACTTTAATCGAAGTAGCAGAATTTTCTAATTGGATTGGTTTGTTAGCATAGATGAACGATGTTGGATCATCTACAATTGTTGCTGCTCTAGAATCACCAGCATAATCGGTAATTGGAGCATTAACTCTGTTACTAATAAGAACCATACCAACTCTATCCAAGTCAATGACTGGAGAGATATCATTATCTGAGCTTGATAATGTAAAGGTTACTTCCATAGACTTATTACCAGGACGAGTGCCTAACTGTTCGAGTTCATTGACTCTTGAGGCGATCATCCTCGGTGCATCGAGGTAAGTATCTTCTTCAATATTGATTGGAGTTGCTTCAGTCTCAACAAAGGACTGTTCAATACCATCAATACTTGTGGCAGTAGTATTCTTCATCTCTGCCTTAATATTAGTATCTGGTAGAACCATTGTTTGAACAACAGGTCTTATTGCTTCAAACTGGATGTTTTGAGTTGCATGCATCTCTTCACCACCAGCAGATTTGGATTCATTGATGAACAATTTAGGGAATCCAATTCCAGTACTACGATCTGTTCCATCAAGAGATGGATTGATCTTAATGTAGTATGAATCAAGAGTAATAGATCTTGCAGGAGTAGCATCTTGAAGATCATGTGTCTTGTTGATACGTCTCAAGGAGATTCCATTAATCTCATACTTCTCAACTGGTGTTTTAGATGGGTAAGTAAATGGAGTTGTTTGATCAATAGATCTAGTAATTCCAGTTAACTGACCAGCAGCAATTCCAGTATAGGAGATGATTTCATCATTAACCCTAATATAACCAGGGTTAGTAGCAGCAACACCAACATTCTCGAAGGATTCAAATCCTGCAGTATTAGCAATACCAATAGCAGCAGAACTAGAGTTTGTATACTCTGCTGAGAGAGTAGTTAACTTAGTATCGGAATGTACATCACTAATAATAACTTTGTTGATTTCATCATGCATACCGTGGTTCTTATGGTTCACATTAATATGCATACCATCTTCTTCCAAAGTATTCAGTGCATAATCACTAATGTTTACATCAGAACCAAATCCAACAGATACCATAGTGGTAATTCCACTGGAAGGACTAATAAACTGAAGTGGTTTTGTAGTACTTATTTCAAAATCACCTTGAACATCATCTAAAATTAACTCATTAATTCCAGTAACTGCACCTAATGATAGTTGCATATTTCTACCCAACGCATCATTACCAATTGTAGGTACTGATAAAACATCACCAACTTGATATCCAGATCCACCTGCATTAATGGTTGCAGCAATAGCAACACCATTTGTACCGCTTTGTGTACCAATTGTAATGTCAGCAGTTGCGTTTTTACCATTTCCACTAAAGGAATCAAGGGATACATTAGTAAAGGTAAACTGAGCACCAGTTGTAGGTGTGTATCCAATACCAGCATTAATAATACTTAGATCACCAGTTGCAGAACCACCAGCACCAACATAATTTGCGGATGCAGTAGCATTCTTTTGAATAACTGTATTTCCAAGAACTAAACCACTAGTGTTTACAAGATCATCCGTTGTTACAATAAGTTTCTTGGAATTAAATTCCATTGAATCTTTAACCAATGTAGCAATTTGGTTATTACCTCTTGCTAATTCTGGATTGTAGAATGATATTGTTCCAGTACTTGAAAGGAAGTCAGCAGTGTATAGACAGAACTTAAGATCTTCATACTGACTTGGGTTCCATGTTGAACCATTCTGCGACTTGAATAGAGATCCAAGACTTGGCTGTGCAGATACAACAACCTGTCTAGATTCTGGTAGCAGAAGAGTTGTGATGTCAACTTCACCCATTCTGGAAATCCAAACTGTATATTCGTTAGACTGTGATAGTAAAACGACAGCATGATCTGTTTTTGGTTCTAAGTAAACAGGTGATGGGAATTTAACCGTAGTAGGTGTTCCACCATCTGCTGACTCAAAAATTTCTTTTGATTCTAAAATTGCTTCTCCGAAAGGATATACCTCTTCTGAAGGAACTCCAGCAACCATCGGTCTCAACTGTACCGTTACAGGTAGCAGTGGATCTTTTGTTCTGAAGAAAATGTCTACTTGGGTTACAAAGAATCCAGAGTCATTTTGAACAGAGAATGATTGTGCAAGAGGGTCTTTACCGCCTCTAGCAGGTCTCCTAGGAGGTACAGGTCTTGGCCTTGGTGGGGGTGGAGGTGGAGGTGGTGGGGGAGGTGGTACTCTCCTTCTTGCCTCAAACCTTGCTATCGCCACCTGAGTAGTTGTTAAACCACGAGGAGCTACTGGTGTTGGAACTACTGGTCTAGGTCTAGGTGGAGGATCTGGCCTTGGCCTAGGGGGTGGTGTTGGTGGTCTAGGGGGTGGTGGAGGTGGAGGTGGTAATGGGACTCTTGTTGTCTCACTACTTGTACTTACTGATTGTGTAGATGTAACGTCTGTAGCAGCACGAGACTCAGAAGCATTCTGTACATCAAATCTAGGTCTTCTAGTAGATCTGATAGTCTCTTGCATATTATTAATTGTACCTTGAGCAAAGTATGACTCTTCACCAAATGTTCCTGTCATTCCACCAATAGTACTATTAGTAGAATTACTTGTTAATCTGAACATTTTAGTTCCAACTTCAAATGATGGGTTGGATGTAATGTTTGGATTAGGTATAAAGAATGATCCGAGAACTGTTCCTACTTGGTCACTGAATAATCTTATATTAGTAATTTCTGCTTCACCAGTAGCACTTCTAAGTCTCATTCCAGTTCTTGCAAAACCACTATAAAGACCTTGTGTTTGGTCTGCTAATGAGACAGTATCTACGTTAAGAAGAACTGAAGAACTTGAATAAATTGCAGGAACTGTATATGAATCATCATAAGGACTTGTTGTAAACACATCAGTTGGTGTAGCAATTGGTCCTAACTTATGATTAGATGTTGCTACTCTGAATGTTATTCTAGGAGTTGCTGCATTAGTTGCAGTAACTGTACCTGCAGCCATTGTTCCAGTAACAAGTTGACCAACAGTAAATGTACCACTAATCATTTTAATCTCAATTAGTTTTGGTACAACAAATGCATTTACATCTTGTCCATCAAAGAATCCATAAAGTCTTGTTAGTGGTTTAAACTTACGTCCTGTAAATTCAATATTCCTAGACCTCATAAAGGCAATTACTGAGGTACTTACTACCTTATCACCTTCATTTACAGTATCAGTCTGTTCACTAATTCTAAGTCTATTACCTGCTCTGGTTGAAGTACCAGTTCTAGTAGTAGTTGTAGTAGTTGTAGTCTGGAATGAATTTGTAGTTACAATCTGACTTCCATTATTTCTAGAACTAGATCCTGTTTGTATTCTATTAGAAGTGCTAGTAGAATTAGATCCAGTCCATGTAGTATTCCATGTACCCCATCTAACAGGTCCTAAACCAGTTTGTGGATCATAACCATCAAATTCTAATTGTCTACGTGTTTGAGTATAGTTGTCAACTTCAATTCTTTGTGGTTGAAGTCTAACTTGGTCAATCCATATATCAGATGATGGGAATAGTACAATATTACCTGTGTAAGTAGTTACAAGATATGGAGTAACATTCTCAACTCTAGTAGCAAATCCTTGCCTAATTCTTGGTGAATTCTCATAATCAAGAGTTAGTAGTTGACCAGTTCTTTGAATACCATTTCCTATTAAGTCAGTAACAAATCTAGGATCAGCAGTTGCTGAAGCAGTTGTTCCTATACCAATTAAGGATCTAGAACCAATCAATAAATCAACTTCAGTTGTATAGTGGGTTGGTCTTAATTCAAGATTTGCAGGGTCAACACTATTAGTTACCTTACCAAGTTTTAACTGAGTTGAAGTTCCTGAGAAGTTATCAACGTAAATACCAGATTTAAATCTTGTTAAACCAGCATTATCGGGAATGAACAGACTCTCAGTATTAGATTCTAGAAGAGAGAGTGCAGTATAGTACTCTAAGTTCTGAATTCTATCTTCCAACAATGCAATATCTTGCATCCTATATCTCTTATGAGATTTAAGTAATACTTCTATATTTTCAGTATTACAAATATATGGAGGTAACTTACATAAAGCAACTTCTAACGCATCCTCAATGGGAATAGGTGGAACTGGATCATCAGCAGGAATACCCTTAATTAACTGGAATTGACCATTCTTAGTTAAATATATCCTATCAATTCTTGGTTGATAGTAAGAATATTGTATTCTAATTGATTCATCAGATGCTAAAATATTCTTAGCAGAGTTTGTAGCATCAGAGAATACTCTTGCATTAAATTCAAACGGAGATAGAGCAGTTGAATTTAAATCAAAATTGGTTACTCTTGGTCTAATATCAATAATATCGCTTAATCTTGTACCTTCTCTAACATCAGGTAATACACAATAATCAATTTGATCATATGATGAAACAGTTGTTATATCACCATCATCAGTAGATGCATATTCTGCAGATTCAAAAATAACTCTTAATTTCTTTCTAGGATCTTTAGACTTAGGTTTCCTAATAAGACGAGAATAGTCACAAATAGTTTCTCTTTGTCCACTATCTAAACTAAACCTATCCATAATATTATTATCACCAGGATCAAAATCGTTAATAGTAGCAACTATACCACTCTCAACAAATTCAACTTGCTCATTTAATTCAAATCTTAGATCACTTAAGTATACAAATCCTGCTTTAGCACTATTAATACGTTCAATATAAAGACCTATTGCACCCGTTGTTTTACCAATAAATTCTTCACCAGCAATTAAATCATCAACACGTCCAGTTGGACCATTCATATTGAATACAGTAATAGATGGAATCAATGGATCATCTAGACCACCAGACTCAAATACACCATAAACCTTAGTTACATCTGGTTCTCCAAGACAAATATCAGTATCTTGAACTCTTAATCCATAACCATAATCACCATATGTCAATCCATCATTCAATGATGTTGTACCAACACCAGAAGTTACTAATTTAGACTTATTAACAATAATTGAATTGGTTCTTATTCTGTTCTTGACTTTGTTCTTAATATTAATTTTATTAAGAGTAGCAACTAATCTTGCAGATCCTGCAGTAGCAGATAATCCAAATATTCTTAATTCTCTACCACCATTAGTAAAACGTAGTTTATCTGGCGTTAATTCTTCAGTAACACCAGCATCATTAGTTAAAACATATCTTTCTTCATCATATGCTAAGAATGTCTCATTCTGTCCTGCCTGTATAGTATTAGTGGCATTAGCAGTAATAGTTACATCATATTCTTTTCTAATTGTAATATTAGACTCTGTTAGATCAACATTAGCAATCCATTCTTTAGGTAGCGGTGTATAAAGAGTATTATCTGTAGATGATTGGAATTTAGACCCTATCCATTCAAAATCAACTGGTTGAGCTGCAGCAGAAGGAAGACCACCATCACAAACACCTGCAACTGTAGTTACACCTGCAATAATAATATTACTATCATCAACATAACTAGAAACCGTAGCAAATGTCTTAACTGAGGTATTACCCAATAAAGGATTGGTAAATGATACTAAATCACCTGTTTTTACTCTATTTCTAAATCCACCACCAGTAACTGTAACAGTTGATATTCCAGGTGCTGTTCCAGATGCAGGAGTAATATTTACATTACCGTAGGCAATCTTTGTAAATGGTTTAACATCAGCATTAAATGTACCAACACCAACTGAACTGTGAATAGACTCAACTGCACCTATAGAATGTGCTGTTATTGCTACGGCAATTCTATTATTATCTACACCATTAAAAATTAATTTCTCACCTGGTGTAAATGTTCCACTTGTGTTATATGCGGTTACAATTCCAGTAGTAGTTCCAAATCTTAAATGTCCTGTTGCACCACTAGATTTACCTTTGACGTAAGTGGGTACAGTTAATGTTACTGCTTGGTTTACTGTTAACTCAGTGTATGGTTGAATATCGTATAGTGTGACATCAAATTCATTGGTTGCTGGAAGTGCTGCAGAATATGATCCAGACTCTAATGCATAATCATATACTCTTGCAACACCAATCTCTTTACCTGCTGCAACGTGACCATCAGCACCAATTCTAGAATCTCTAAGACTAATACTAGAAGTTGTTGTAAAACCTATTCTAGGGCAACCATATGCCCTATTAACAGTTAAAGTTGGTCCTGTATAGTAATTTACTGCTTGATCTTTTAATACCTTTTTAAATCTTGTCTTTTCAAAATCTAGATATACGACATTTCTGACAGGAACTTCAAATCCCTTAATAAATGCTTTACCTGGAGATATTTTATATGTACCTAAATCTGGACTTGGTTTACTATTACCATAAGTTAACTGGTTTATACCAAATACACCATTATTTCCCTTATTATCATTTAATGATTCTTTTGCAGAGATTGTAAATGGTTTTACATAAAAATCTCCAGCATGACTATATGTTCTTCTTGCTAATTCATTTCCAAGTTCATTATACTTAACCTTATCATCAATATGAGATACTGAACCTCCATTGATAACCATCAACTCAACAAAGTTCTCGTTCTTTTCAGAATCTAAAGATCTCTTACCTAATTTTACACTAATCTTTAATCTATCTGCACCAGGAGCAGCAAAGTTATTAAATCCTTTAGCATTATCAGTCAAAGACTGATCTTTACTTGAAGTAACTATTTCTTCAGTTATCTCCAATCCAACTCTATATGTTGGGTTCTCATCATGAGGATCGAGAACCAACATCTCATCGGAAACTCTTACAAATTGTCCTCTTATAAAATATACACCTTCAGATATGAATACTGCAGATCCAACTGAAGTAGAATTAGTAGGAGCAGTTTTAGCACAACCTTGACCTGCTTGTAAGGTTATACTTGTTATTTCAGATACTACATTTTCCTTAAGTAGTAAAACCTCATCATCTTCAAAAATTTCTTTATCATTATTACCTGAACCAAGATAACTAACAAATAGAGTCACATATCCTCTTGGAGAGAACTCTGTCTCCATATAATCTATAATCTTAGCCTTTACACCAGAATTTGATCCAGTAACTATCTCATTGTTTAAGTTCCAAGCATAATCTAATATATTTGTACCTAAGAAGTTCTCTTCAACTTCAACAGCAAATAAGTTATTATTATAATTTATTTGACCTGGAATAACACAAGATCCTTCCTTAAACAGGTGAGTTCCTACTTGCTCTACCTGATTTTGAAGGATCGACTGTAATGTTGTTAATTCTCTAGCCTGAATTGGTAATCCTGGCTTGAATAATACCTTATGGAAGTTCTTCTCTGCATCAAAATCGTCAAAATAAGGCGATACATTGAGATTAGTTTCTTGTGCCATATCTTTTAAATGATTCCCTTAGAATTGCAAAATGACTTTAATGTCTTCTCGTTGGTTAGCAGACCTAGTAATAGAAGGTCTATTGTCAACGTAGAGTATAGTACCACTGTACTTTTCAACTTCTGGGTTTGCAACACCTTTAATAAATGTTTGACCCAAATAATATGTTTTATTATTTATGACGGTACTTATACCAGGACTACTGACTGATCCGAATCCGTTGTCTATATATAAGTCTTTCGTACCACCTACAATCTTCAAAGTACCACCAGCAGCAGTAGTTCCTGTAAAATCATTTAATCCATATCCATATGTAGGAGATGTCTTTTGTGTACCGTCAGTATTAAATCCAACCAAAGATCTATCCTGCCAATACCTAAGAACACCAGTAGTTTTATCATAAGATATAACTCTTCCAACAGCAGTTTGACCAGTTCCAACTTGCTGAGTTATATAAGAATTTGATTCAAAAGATGTAGTCTTATAATCATCATCATTTGGAGATAATCCTTTTAAAATTACTCCATTAATAGCACTTGCTCTATCTTCTGTGATTATAGATGTAGATTCAAATGATTGTGGATTTTCAACAATTCCAATTCTAGCAACCTTTGTACCTGTAACAAAGTCTGGGTTTGAATCATCATTTTCAATTCTTGAGAATATTAGTACATTAGATGCACCTAATTCTCTATAAACATCATATCCATGCCCTCCTGCTGGAGGAATAATAATATTAAAGATTGGTGTAGTATTACCAACAGGAACGTTACCTGCAACCAAATCGACTGATCCATAAGTATATCCACTACCACCATTTGAGATGGTAATTGATTCTACTTTAGAGTCGTTGTTAATAACAATGGTACATTCTGCACCAGTTCCATCACCTTTAATAGGAACCCTTGTATACGTTGTGTTAGCAGGACCAACAAGGTATCCTCTATTAGCAATAGTGGCAACCTTAATTTGACCACTTGTTTTAGCATTATTTCTAATAGGTGTATAATCACCATTAGTCTCCCAGTCTACAGGAAGGGGAATAAAGTTAAGAGAGTCAAATTTAATAATATCACTAGGACTAATCGTATAAAGATACTTCCAAATATATCCATCACCAGAAGTACCAGCAACACGAGGTTCTAAATCAGTAAACTTTGG